GCCATGGCGGCGTTCACGTCGGCCAGGAAGTCGGGCGTCGTGGCACCCGCGACGATCAGGTTGCCCGCCGAGTTGGCAGCGGTGACGATGGCCGACGGGAAGCTGGCCGGCGCGGCGTTGCCGAAGAAGATGGCCTCGTCGAGGGCCACCGCGAAGGCCTCGGTGACCTTCGGCCGCACCTGCTCCCAGAAGTCGTAGTCGAGGTCGTCGAGCAGCGCCTTGGCGATCGGCACGATGACCGCCATCTCCTCGGCGTTCAGGTACACGTTGTCCCAGGCCATGGCGGTGGTCTGCTTCATGCCACGGTCGCGCGCATCGAGCGACGCGCCGGCCAGCCAGTAGGCAGTCGGCAGCTGGGTGTTGACCGGGATGCGCTGCTGGGCACGCTTCATCGTCACGTGCGGCATCAGCTGCATGGCCGCGCTCTTCACTTCGATCGACTGCTGGATCTCTTTCTGAACGTCCTCGGGGATAAGTGGACCAGCACCTGGTGTGGTGCGGGCGGCGACGGTGTTGTATGGCATGCGGTTCCCCCTGGAGATCGGAGGCCAGACATGCCGAGCGGACTAGAGCGTGTTGTGGCGGTCCTTGATGCGCTGGCGCAGGATGTCGGAAACGGAGTGGTCGGACTCGGAACTGGCTGCCGCGCCACCGCCGACGAAGGCCGGCTCCACGGAGTTCGCCCGAATCTCGCCCAGAAGCTGTTTGCGGAAGGCGGGGTTACGGCGGAGGCGCCCTTCAGCCTCCTTGGCTCCCTCGGCCTTCCAGTGTTTCTCGAGTGCTTTGAGTGCTTCGGTGACGATCAGCTTGCGGCCATCGAGCCCCAGACCGGCTCCCTCGAGAGCCAGGATGCGGTCTCGGTCAGCGTTGCTGAGCGACTGCACCAGCGGGTCGAGCGTGTACTTGTCGTGCTCGGCGCCGATCGAACTGAACAGCGTTGCAACCTGCTCGTTTGATTGCTCCGTGGTCTCCGCCTTGCGATCTTCCTCGGCGTACGCCCACGGGTCCTCATCGCGCAGCTTGCGCCGCCGGTCAGCAAGTTGCTGAGCAGCGCGCTTGGCCTCGCGCCGATCGGTCTCGGCCTGGATTCTGCGATCTAGCTCCTCCTGGGTCAGCGTGAGCGTCGCGGACGTTGGGCTGGCCTGGCTGCCGTCCTGGTCTTCCGCGGAACCCTCGTCCCGCTCCGCCGGTCGGCCGCGAAACATGCGCCGCCACCACGGTGGAGCTTGTCGATCAAGAGTCCCCTCGGTTGGCTCAGAACGGTCCTGGGGAGCTTGCGCATCCGGACCTGACTGGTCCCCTGAAGGATTGGGTTGTGCCTGCATCGTAGTCCTCGTTCCGATGGTGTGCAATCAGCTGAAGCTCGGCTGATAGGGCGGAAAGGCCGTCGATTGAGCAGCCTGCGCGGCAGCATCCGCGGCTTGCCGCTGCTGCCACTGGCTGTACCAGTCAGGTTGGCTTGGTTGCTGCTGCCCGCCGCCCTGGGTGACGGTGACCTGGCCCGAGGGCGAGACCGTGGTGGTCGTGCCCGGCGCGTAGCTGGTGCGGCTGAGCAGCTGATTGACATCGAATTGCGGCGCCATCTGCGGAATGCTCGGCGTGGGCCCACCGGCGATCGCTGCCGCGGTGGGTGAGATATGCGCCAATGCCTGAGCAGTGGCCTGCTCGGCCATGGCGTTCAAGTTGGGCACCGGGAAGGTGACCGCCGAGGCCAGATCCATCTGTGGCGGCGCCTTGCCCGAGGAATACGCCCCTGATAGCTGGTTCAGGGCTGCGCCAAAGCCAGGACCCACGCGGTACGGCAGCGTGGCGGCATAGATATCGGCGGCCTGTCGCCCCGCGGTCTGGGCCGTGGCGAAGTTGGCGCGCGCCTGCTCCTCCTGCTGGCGCTGCTCGGCCTGCTGCGCGGTGCGCTGGGCCGCCTCGAGGCTGCCCTTCTGTGGCTCGACGTTGGTACTCCACCACTGGTCGAACTGCTGTGCCGCCTCGTCCTGCGTCAGCACGCCGCCAGACACCTGCTGAGCCAGGCGGTCGCGCTGGGCAATCGCTTGTTGCTGCAGCTGGCCGACGCGCGCGGCGACCTCCGCCTGTGTCTTGGGCTGATAGGCGGGATTGGGAACACTGGTGAGGTTGCCGTCGGCATCGATGGTGGTGATGTACGGCTGGTCGGCCGGCGTCGAGATCACCTGCGGCGCCACCGGCACCGCCCGCTCACCGACTTTGGTGGTCACCCACTCGCCACCCGAGTAGGTCTGGGTGACGTTGTAGCCCTGCATCACCGCCTGACGGGTATTGCCCTCGATGGGCTGGGCGGCCGCTCGTTGCGCTGAGGCCCTGGCCTCAGGCGTGAATGGCACCGGCTGGAAGCTCGTGTCCGGTATCCACGTCCCGCCCTGATAGCGCTCCTGGATCTGATAGCCGCCCTGGACATTCGGGCGGACGTCGCCCTCCTGGGGCGCGCCCGGCTCTGCCTTCGGGCCGAGCGCGATGGTGACCCACTCGCCGCCGATGTACTGCTGAGTAACGTGGTAGCCCTGCTGGATCACCTCGCGCTTCTGCTGTTCGACCGGTTGGACTGTGCCCTGCTTCTGGGTCGTGAGCGTCTTGCCGTCCCAGGAATAGATCCAGCCATTGGCGCCCTGGACGATCTGTGGATTCCTCGCCGACGCCGCGGCCGAGACCGCCTGCCGCTCGCCCGTCTTCGGATCGAGCATGGCCACCGTGTTGCCCTGGGGGTCCTTGATCGGTACCCACTGGTCGGGCGGGCTCGGCGGCTGGTTGGTGACTGCCCTGGTTGGAGCAGCCTTCTGCTCCTCGGGAATGCTCGTGTTGAGCGAGTACTGGCCAGTGTTCGCATCGAACGTGTAGTAGCGAGTCGTCGATGAGCCGTCGGCGTTGGTGGTGGTAATCGGGATGCTGTTCGGCGCCGTACGCGGCGCGGGCGTCTTGGGCGGCTCCTCAGGCACCTCGTCCGGGACCCAGGTGCGATTGCCCTGCTCGTCCGGATTACCAGGCCGAACGACCGCTCCCTGGTTGTAGGTGCCGTTGGAGATACGCATCGTGTAGCGCCCGGTCGGGCTCTGGATGGTGCCCCTGATCGGGTCGGTCGTCGACTTGAGTTCGGGCACGATCGCGCCGCCCACGACGAACCACTCCGGGCCGCGGCCGAACGACTGCAAGATGGCCCGCTGCTCGTCCTGCGACAGATACACCGGCTGGGCGATCTGGGGGACCTGCTGGGTAGGATCGATGGCCATGGCTTCCTCCTACGGCACGCCGGGCACGGGCATGTGCTGCTGTATCGCCTCCTGGCGACGTTGCTCGAGATCCGCATTGGACAGTCGGCTGAGGATCTGCTGACCAGCCACCGTGCGGGCGCGCTCTACCAGGTTGCGCATGACCTCCTGCTTCCGCGTGATGGGCAGCGCCTGGTAATCAGACCTGGCAGCGAACTCGGGCACCAGCTGCTGGATGTACTGGCCAGCCAGTGTCTGGAATTCGCGCCGCTCGGGCTCGGTCATAGCGAAGTTGCGGAAGTCCCGCGGCGGCGCCGCGATACCAGCCTGCACCTGACGCAGCTGGCGCAGCACCGGGTCCTCCTGCTCGAAGCTGTAGGCAGCCGGCGAGATGATCGCCCCCAGGCCTGTCTGGGTCTGCGGCACCGGCCGTCCCAGCGCGTCCAGCCTGGGCGGCAAGCCGCTGGCCGTCATCGGATACGTCGCCGCCAGCGCGTTCAGCAGCGTCTCGTAGTGCGACTGCGCCGTCCCCCTGGGCGCCATCGATTGGATATCGGTGGGGCTCATGCCGAGGACGCGTTCGATCTGACGGCCGAAGCCGCCGTACGGCTCGTACTGCGTCACCAGGCTCGAGATCAGTGGCTCGGTCTTGCGCTCTGGATCATCGACCCAGTCAACGAGCGCCTTCATGCCCTGCAGCATGGTCTGATCCATGAAGTAGCGGCCCATGCCCTGGGTGAAGCGGCCGACGACCGAGCCAGCATCGATCGGCTGGCCCTCGCGCACCGCGTCGTGCCACACCGCGGCCATGGCCAGCGGCACGCCCAGCGGGCCCATATTGGAGTACTTGATGTACAGCGGCCCATTCGGCGTATCGACGCGGAAGCTATACGGCTGCCAGCCCGGCGGCAGCGTGTTGCGCTCGGCTGGATCGACCG